TGAAGAGTGGTGAGGTCCAGAGAACATGGACATGAAATCTTTCTTGAAACTAGATATTGAGGTTGCAATACTCTTCATAGTATCGTTAAATTGTTGCATTTGAGTCTTCATTTCAACGGAAGTCTGCTGTACAGCATCAGCAGTTTGCTCGATTTTAGGAATCGCAGCAGATATTTTAGCTGTAGTGGCACGCATTTCGGGAGCAAGTTCGTTTAGATTATTGGAAATTTCGTTCAATTTAGGGGATAATCCGTCCATCAATTCCTCGGCTTTCTTAGGAGCATTTCCAAGAAGGATCTTAGAAAATGTTGATTGCATGTGTGGTTCAAATTTAGTAACTAATTTATCAATTAAGCCAACCATTTCTTCTACAAGTGTCTTCGGATCAAAGACATCATTAGTATTGAAAGTAGGGGAATTGATGTTAACAGCAGGCAAAGATGGTGATAATGTTGAATGTTGTTGTCGTATGTCATTGAGATGTTTCTTTCCTCGGTTGGTGAGCAATCCACAAAGGGTACAAATCTTTCGAGTTTGGTAGGGGTGTTGGCAAACTAAAGAAGGGTCATCAAAAGATTTAACAGTAACGAGATAGTCAGACCACATCTTTTCTAAGCGAGCATTATTCAGGCTTTCAGTTTTAGCTCGGCCTGATTCCATATGGGCTTCAAAAAGAAATCGATTGTCCATCGATTCTCGTAAGATATAGGTTCCAGTTATAGGTTCATGTGTGAGTATGTTATCCTTCTTCAATTGGGCAAGAGTTTGATTGATAGCTTTCTTGGTAACAACCTGATATAGTGTTCCAAACATTTTGCAGTATTCTTTAATAGCATGATGTACATTATGTCGAATTTCAGGAACAGTAGCGGCACGTCTTGATTTCATAAATTGATAGATCAATCTAGCAAGATTAATCTTAATTTTCTGGGATTCGTCATCGTAATCTATAGCAAGGTTCTTTTCTTCTTCTTCCGTACATTTAGCAGTTGTCAGAATAGCAGTGGCAGAATCAGTTTTAAGAATTATTTCTTCCTCTTTATGGGAGGACATATGAGCTTTCCAGTTGGATTCGTTAACATAAGTGGGTGTACAAAAGCTTCGTACAGGTAAATTTGTTTGACCAGGTTCAGGTTGGTCAAAATCGAGATCGGTTTGTTCAGAGCTTTGTTGTTCACGAGTAGCTTTAGTTGTGGTAGCAACTTTAGCAGCCAAAGTTAGTCTATATATATCTTCTGTGTAACTCTTGGAAAAAAGGATCGGAGTTGTAGGTTTTGGAGTAAGGAGCATATTATCAACGATATCAGGTCCCATATCACGAATAGTTTGATTGTATCGGTAACGACCGATATAGTGATCTAAGTAATATTTGGACCATTCGCAAGCAGTAGAAATTGTAC